ATGGATCGATCCGAACAAGCCGCAGTCTGCCTCCGAGGAATAAAGTATGCGCCGCTTCCGTCGCAGGCCAAGTTCCATCGTTCCGAGGCGCGCTTCAAGGGTTTTTCCGGTCCGATCGGCTCTGGCAAGAGTCAGGCGCTCTGCCAGGAGGCCATCAAGCTCAGTTATGTAAACGCCGGCCGCGTCGGTTTGATCGGAGCCCCGACCTATCCCATGTTGCGCGATGCGACTCTGGCCACGTTATTTGAGATTTTAGATGCCAACTTCATCCCATACGAATACAGCAAAGGCGATAACGTGCTGACCATGACGGACACCGGGTCGCGCGTTCTTTGCCGTTCCGTGGATGAGTTTGAGCGGCTGCGCGGCACTAACCTTGCTTGGTTCGCTCTGGACGAGTTGACCTACACGCCCGAGGCGGCGTGGCTGGTTCTCGAGGGCCGCTTGCGAGACCCCCGAGCCGAGCGCTTGTGTGGATTCGGCGTCTGGACTCCGAAAGGTTTTGACTGGGTTTATCGCAAATTCGTTTCGGAACCCCGGCGCGGATATGAAACGACGCTCGCCCAGCCCTTTGAGAACAGGTACCTGCTTGAGCAGATTCCCGATTTTTACGACCTTCTGAAGAGCAGCTACGACGAAGCGTTCTTTCAACAGGAGGCGCTGGGTAAGTATCTCAACGTGCAAGCCGGCTTGGTTTACTACGCTTTTAGCCGCCAGGCGCATGTTACTGAAACCCACGTTCGGCCTGAAGCGCCGCTGCTTTGGGCGCTGGACTTCAACGTCGATCCCATGTGCTCGGTGGTGGCGCAGATCGTCGCCGGAACCGTATATGTTCTGGATGAAATTGTCCTGCGCCACTCCAGCACCTTGCAGGCGTGCGAGGAATTTCACCGGCGTTTCCCCAGCCACCCCCGCGGAGTCGTCGTATACGGAGATGCGTCGGGAAACAGCGTCCACACCACGGGGACCTCCGATTATCACATCGTTCGTGAGTTTTTCGCAGAGAACTATTCCGATTCCCTGCATTACAAAGTTCCCAAGGCGAACCCCAGTGTTCGCGACCGGGTCACCCTGACTAATTCCAAGCTCCGAACGGCCTCGGGCGAGGTCCAGCTTTTTATCGACCCAAAATGTGTGGAGCTGATCAAAGATTTCGAGCAGGTTTGCTACAAGGCCGACAGCACGGTACCAGATAAGGATAAAGACCGGCGGAGAACTCACGTGTCCGACGCTCTGGGGTACCTGCTTTGGCAGGAGTGCCGGCCGTTGCCCCAGATCGGGGATCGTGGCAGGCGCCTGCTCTAATGCAGCACATCAATATTGAACATCCCGATTATGTTCGTTGCCGGACAATGTGGCGCAAGTACCACGATCTGTATACCGGCGGGGAACAACTTCGGGAGCGAGCGCCGGAGTACCTGGTCAGACGAAGCAAAGAACCGAATGACGTTTACTTTGAAAGGTTGGCCAGGGTCTTTTACGAAAACTACGTCGGTTCGATTATCGACTGGTATGCCGCCACTCTGATGCGACGAGAGCCGATCATCACCTACGACGGAACGAATGAAGCGGGTAAGCACTTCTACACTGTATTCGCGGAAGACTGCGATCTCAAAGGCACAACCCTCACCGAGTTCTTCCGTCAACAACTGGTGCAAGCACTGGTCTCGGGCAGAAGCTACGTTGTTGTAGACTTTCCGCGCGTGACGGTTCCCGTCGCAAACCGGGCGCAAGAGGACGCGATCGGCAAGTCTCGGGCGTTTCTAGCGGACTACGCCTCCGACGAAGTGATCAACTGGAGTTACGACGGCAATGGACAGCTCGAATGGGTGGTTCTCCGCACCTCATGTCTGCGGCAGGACGAGACGGGAGGCGACACCTGGAAGAAGGAAACGCGCTGGATTTACTACGATCGTGAAACATTTCGCATATACCGATCGGTCTTAGAGGCAACCGGCCGTTCAGTTGGCATCGACCTAGTCGACGAGGGGCGTCACGGTCTCGCCGCCCAGCGTCGCGTACCTCTGTTTCAACTGCGGATCTCCGACGGCCTTTGGCTGATGAATAAGGCCGCCCTGTTGCAACTGGAGCACTTCAACAAGTCAAATGCACTGGCCTGGGCGTTAACGATGGGCCTTTTTGCGACGCCGGTTATCTACTCTGAAAGGGAGTGGAGTCAGATCGTCGGTGAATCCTACTACATTCAACTTGGTCCCGAGGATCGTTTCGGATGGACAGAACCCGAAGGCCACGTGTTTCAGATAGCAGCCGACAATCTGGAGCGGCTCAAAGATGAGATCTACCGGGTTTGCTACCTAATGGTTCAGGCCGGTGGAACCAGTACTTCACTTTCCAGCCAGTCCGGCCTGAGCAAGCAGCGGGACTTCAGTATCACACAGGAGGTTCTGCGCGCGTACGGGGATACGGTCAAGCATACGATCAAGCAGATTCTTAACGCGATCGAAAGCGCGCGCCAGGATGGTCTTGTAATCGATGTGTCGGGGTTGGACGAATTCGACATAGGCGACTTCAGCGTTGAACTCGATGACGCAAAGAAACTGTTGGACCTGGGGATCCAGTCGGCCACCCTTAAGAAGCAGCTATTCAAAAAGCTCGCATTCAAGTATTTCTGCGACATTCGTCAGGACGTCAAGAATCAGATAGCTGATGAAATCGATCGCTCGATCAGCTGATCGAGTGAGGGAAGGAAGAACCATGGAGGAAACAAAGGATAAAACGGCAGCGGGGCCGCAGAAAGTCGACGTACCCTCGCTGGTCCGGCAGGTGGCGGAAGAATTCACCCGCCTACAACAAGCTAAGACCGAGCCGGCATACAAGATGGAACTACAGGAAGAGCGCAAACGGCGAGAGCAATTGGAGCGCCGCGTCAACGATCTCGTTGAAGAAAACAAACGCAGCCGGCAGGTGGCGGACGAAGCAGAGCGCAGCGCTGCAATTCGAGCGGAGTTACAGCGCCTGGGCGTTGGCAAGGTCGACTTGGCCTTCAAAGCCGTCAAAGACGACATTGGCAGGGCCGAGGACGGACGCCTCGTGGCAAAGACCGACACCGGTGAACTAGGGCTGAAAGAATACTTAACGGGGTTCGTAAATTCCAACCCGGAGTTTCTGCCGGCGCGCATCTCCGGCGGCTCCGGAGTTCCTTCCAACCAAAAAGAGCCTTCCGCAGGGAGCGCCAGTGTGGATCTGGACCAGATCCGCCCTGGCATGAACCCCGAAGACCTGGAGCGTGCGCGACAAGAGATTGCCCGCATTGCTTCGAACGCACTACAGGGATCTTAGGCAGCTATTGTGAGTCGCACGATTCAGACAGGAGAAACCAATGCCAGCAATTACGTCCTCTAATGTTGCCACCGCTATCGTGAAACTTGTGGCGGCGGATGCCTTACCGGCGCTCGTCGGTAATCTAATCATGGGTAACCTCGTTAACCGAGACTATGAGCCCACCTTGGCCCAAGCCGGCGACACCGTTAACGTGCCGATTCCACCCACCATGGTGGCAAACAACATTGCGGAAGGTGGTACAGTAAATCCACAAAATCCAAACATCGGAAACGCACAGATTGTGCTCAATACGCATGTCGAGGCAACGTTTCAGATACCCGACGTGACGAAGGTATTAGCGGTTCCGGACTTGCTGCGCGTCTATATGCAGCCGGCGGTAATCGCCATCGCCGAAAAGATCGAGGCCGACCTCCTTGGTCTCTATGCCAGCTTCACCGCCAACACGCCCGTCGGCACGGCAGGCACGCCGGTTACCGAGGCGGTCATTGACGGCGCTGAAACCGCGCTGTTCTCCGCAATGGTTCCCTCCAGCCAGCCAAAGTACCTGGTGGTCGACAGCAATACCTACTCCCAGATGCGACAAATCTCCCGGTTCAGCGAGTTTCAGACTGCCGGCGAAGCTGGGCTGCGAGCACTCATCGACGGGACTTTCGGAAAAATCAAGGATTTCTTTGTATTTCGATCGCAATTTATCTCCAAGACGGGAAGTTCGCCGATCACCACGCACAATCTCGCATTCGTGCGAGACGCGATCGGCCTGGTAATTCGCCGGCTTCCACAGCCTCTCCCCGGCACTGGTGCGATCGCAGAATATGCGGACCTTGGGAACTTTGGCATGCGGGTGATCATGAGTTACCAGCCTGATACTCTCTCCCAACAGTTTACGGTTGACGTGTTGTACGGCGTCGCCGTTCTTCGTAACAACTTTGCTGTTCAAGTGAATTCCTAGATTCTCCGACTACCGATTCGTGATGTATCCGAACGGATCTCGTTCGAAGGAATAGTGTTTATGAACTTGAAAGCCTACTACCAAAAAATCCGCGATGTCGAACGCACTCTAACGGAGCCGTTCGTGGTTTTAGTGAGCCATGCAACTCCTGACGGTGGCAGGGACGGCCTTTTCACCGAAGTCCCTTCCCAGCTCGCGGCAAAGATGATTGCAGAGGGACGCGCCCACGTCGCCAGCAGTGACGAAGCACGGGACTTCCGACAAAAAATGTCGGACGCAAAGCGCGCAGCCGACGAGGAAGCGATAGCCAACAAGATGCAAGTCACGGTTGTTCCAGCGGCGGACCTCAGAAAGTCGACGCGACCCGGCAAGGAATAACCCTTTTCGCGGACGACAGATGGCGCTATTTACGGACACAGTCATCTCCACGCTAGATCAATTGGCGGCGCAGGATACGGCCGTACTGGACGTCGCAAGCAGCGAGGGCATTGATGTCACAGCAAAGCTGTCGCTGGCGCAAACCGAAATTGGCGCGGAGCTAGTGGCAGCCGGGGCACGGTCACCCTTCTCGCCCACAAGCTCCTCGATCTGGTGGCCCGGAATGATTTTGACATGCAGTGTGCAGCTTGCAAGCATTGTAATCACTCCACCCCTGCAGATGTGGCACACTTTTCATACGCTTGAGCTGATATATAGAGATGCATACTATAACCAGCTGAACGATCGCTATCTAGGGAAGTGGAATGCCTATAAGGATTTGAGCAAGTGGGCTGCTGCACTATTACTACAAACAGGCGTCGGAATTGTAGCTGACCCAATCATCATCGCTCCAAGCCCTCAAATAGACGTTCCTGCGGGAACCCAGGCTGCTGCGACTTACTTCGTGCAAGTCGCCTGGCTTAATTCGCGATCAGAGGAGGGACTCGCCAGTCCTACGACCTCGGTGACCGCGTCCAACAACAGCTCACTGCAGGTAACACCCAACAGTCCACCGGCGAACGCCGCGGGGTGGAACGTGTACGTTGGCGTGTCCATTGATTCGATTACGCTGCAGAATTCCAACCCGATCCCTCTGAACCAATCCTGGCTTTTGCCTTCCGGGGGTTTGATTTCGGGACGGACACCCGGCACAGGGCAAGCACCAAATTATTTCAGGCAGTTGCCGCGATACTTACAGCGAGGATAGAGCTTGACCAGTATCGCCAATTCGGCCACCTCCAAAATTGTGCAATGGCTTAGTGCTCCAAGCGGCCTTAACGCCACAATTTCCGCCATTGCGGAGGAAACGAGTACTCCGTTACAGCCAGTAGCTGCAAGGCAGTTCTTTACGAACAATGTCGCTAGCGACATCGCCGAGAAGAGCGAAGAAGTCAAGTATACAGCCGTGTACGTATATTGTGACAAGATCGCAAATACACTAAACGAGAAATTCAGGAGCTTTTCTGGGCAGTTACAAATGGCTATTGAGGTCCGTGTATCACAGGACCGGCTCGACGGGTTGGAACTTAGCTCCCAACTCTATTCGGAGTCTGTAACTCAGACACTCAATCAAATTCGAGGAGATTGGGGGAACGGTCTGTTTTATGCGGGAACGTATGATGTCTCGTTCGGGCCGGTGAAGCACGGCGGTAAAAACTTCATAAAGACCGTCAAAATAACGTTTCCTGTCGAAGCCAGCGTCAACTAAGGTTGGGGAATGTCCGTCTACATCTCATCGAATGCGAACCGATTCTACTGTTCCACGGAATACACGTATGGGCAGGTTTCGGCGATCACGCAGGGCAACCGGATTCCGGCTGGAAAACTGACTGCAAAGCAACAGCTCGAAGTCACAAGCCGCAAAGATAAGACAGGAAGCCGAACTTTCGCCGGGCTACCGCCGGGAGGCCGACGAAAAACGACATTTGAATTAACCACCTACCTGACCACATGGGATGTCACCGGTGCTCCACCGAGTTATGGACCTCTGTTCCAAGCGACGCTCGGCGGCGCGCCACTGCTGTTTCCTGGGGGCACAGCCGCTGCCGGCTCAAGTTCGACGACGTTGCAGTTTGGCGCTCCCCACGGCCTAACATCCGGACAGGCGGTGACCTATCTCGGGGAACTGCGATTCGTCGCGGCCGTCGTAAACAACATGTCGGTCGTGATGAGCGCTCCGTTCTCGACCACTCCGACCGCGGGCACGGCGATCGGACCCACAGTCACTTACTTTCCAGCGACGGATTTGCCAAGTGTCAGCATTTTTGATTACTGGTCCCCCAGCACGGCGGTCCACAGGATTCTGTGTGGCGCCGGCGTAGATAAGGTGACAGTGAAAGTTAATGGCGATTTCCACCAGTTTCAGTTCAGCGGAGTGGCACAAGATCTAGCAGACAGTACAAGCTTTTCGAGCGGCGTCGGCCAATTGGCGGCATTTCCCGCGGAACCAGCGCTGGGAGCTTTCGACTATTCAATCGTTCCAGGGAACCTCGGCCAAGTGTGGCTTGGCAGTACGCCTAATCAGTTTTTTACCCTCACTGATGCTCAACTCGTGATCGGGAATAACCTGGACTCCCGCTCCCAGGAATTTGGCTCCAGTTTACCGCTGGCTCTCGCACCTGGTACCAGGACTGTCTCCATCGACTTCAAGCTTTACGAACAGGACGACACGGCGACCCAAGCGCTTTATCAGGCGGCGAAACAGCAATCACCAATCAGCGCGATGGTTCAACTCGGCCAGCAACCGAGTCAGTTGTTCGGTGTTTATATGCAGAGCGTCTTGCCGGAGGTGCCTGAGTATGATGACAGCAGTGCGCGGTTGCAATGGCACTTTGCGAGCTCCCGCGCACAGGGAACGGTTGACAACGAAGTTATCATCGCATTTGGATAGAGCATGACCTATGAGAGTTCAACCCGGGTGGAATCCAAAATCAGCCCGGGGGTTGCATATGTGATCGCGAAGATGTCATTCGGCCGCCGCATGGAACTGGTCCGGCGTATCCGGGAGCTGGCTCTCCGCTGCGAGTTCCTAAGTTCGGGTAGGTCGGCGGAAGAAAAAATAGAAGCGGCGGTCTTATCGGCGCAAATCGACCAGCTTTATGTGAGCTGGGGGCTGCAGGAATTGATCGGCCTGGAAGTGGACGGACGCGCGGCTACACCGGAGCTGCTGGCATCGGCAGGCCCTGAAAATTTGTTTCGTGAGGCGGTCTCCGCGATCAAAGCGGAATGCGGCCTAGTCGAGGCCGAACGAAAAAACTAATAGTCGCCTTCCAGTTTCAACTTTCTAATCCAGCCGCGTGGAAGTGCGACGAGTGCCGGAGAGCGGGCCTGGAAATGAAACGCAGGTGCGGCTGGATACCGGCAGCGATCGAGACGCCAAGTCATGTCGTGTGGGCCAGGGGCCCGGTGGCGACGGATGTGTGTCCGAAGTCGATGATCACGGCAGAAAGCATCGGTTGGATCGAAGAGTACCTGATCTGGAAAAGACTGGGACTTACGCTCAACTTAGAAACGAACGTCCGTCAAGTAGAAGCATTTCTCATTCTGGAAGAGCAGGTGTTATCGGAGAGGCAGCGTGCCACAGAATAACGCAAGCCAGCAAGGGCCAGCGGAGTTAAGTTCTGATAACTCCAACCTAACCGAGTTAATCAGCACTGTTATGCCGACCGTAAATAACCTCGGCGAGCAGCTCGATCAACTGACACAGGGCATCAGTTACCTGACGCCGGCCAGTGAAATGCAGGCGCAGGCGCTGCTAGCGAACACACAAGCGCTAGCGCAGAACACCGAGACACACAGTTCGGGAGGCGTGGCGAGTGCGTTAGGCGGGATCGCATCTACCCTGACAGGCGGCTTGCTCTCGATTTCGCCGATTCTTTCGGGAATCATGAGCTTGTTTGGAGGCGGCGGGCCAAGCGGGCCACCGCCCTTGACACCGTTCTTTCTGCCGCCGACAGTCAACTTTCAGGCAGCGAATGCGACCGTTCCCGCGGGGCCTCAACTGCCGGGAGCAGACTTCGGCCAAAGCGGACAGCCACGCACCATGACGCAGGCGCCCGCTCCGCAGATCACGGTTCAGGTGCAGGCCATGGATAGCCGTTCTTTCCTGGATCATAGTAGTGAGATCGCGCAGGCGGTGCGCGACGCGATGCTGAACATGCACTCAATTAATGACGTAATTGCTGACCTATAAATGCCCGCGGCCTTTCCTCTCCTCAAGACCGGAGCGGTACTACAGTATCCGGCAGTCAAAACGACCCAGTACTCGAGTTTTGTAGTGCGTTTCCTGGACGGCAGTGATCAGCGATACCGGCAGTACACACCGGCCCTCCTACGGTGGAACATCAAGCTAAGTCTGCTGGATGAAGGGGAACTTCACGCGCTCGAACAGTTCTTTGCAAGCCAGGAGGGTTGCTTCGGAATATTCTCGTTCGTGGATCCCTGGACACAGACTATTTATCCTAGCTGCAGCCTCAGCCAGGACACTCTGACGTATCAAGTGGCGGACTTGTCTCAAGGAACGCTGAGTGTGGTGGTGGTGGAAAACCGCACCTAAATGCTCTACTTTCCCCAGCTCGCATCGGGAGCAGTGGGACAATACCCCATAAGTAAGAACCTGGTTCAAAGAACAATCACCAACACGCTTCCGGACGGGAGCACCATCAAGTATGCCGATCCGGGCGCGCCGATGGTGCAATGGCAATTGCAGTTTCAGGAGCTGTCAGATTCCGAGATTGCACTTCTTCAGCAGTTCTATGCAGCATGTGAAGGGCAGCTGAACGCCTTCACATTCGCTGACCCGCTGGGTAATTTGCTGTTGTGGAGTGAAGATCTCACGCAGCCGGTGTGGCAAGCCAGCAGTCTCCTTCAGTTCTCAACGGGCGCAGCCGATCCGAATGGCGGGACGTCGGCGACTCAGATCACGAATCCCACGAGCACGGATTTGACCGTCCAGCAAACGATCGGCGCGCCGGGCTGGTATACGTACGCTTTCAGTACATTCGTGCAAAGCCAATCGGGAGTGAACGTCTCTCTAGTGAGGCAGGCAAGTGGCATCTCCGATGCGAGTCTATATGCTACGGGTTCTTCCTGGCAGCGAGTCAGCCTTAGCGGACAAACAAGCACCACGGCCGAGACTGTCACGGTTGGTGTCACGATCTCGGCGGGACAGTCATTAACAATGTTTGGATTTCAGTTAGAGCCGCAACCTACAGCGTCTCCTTATAAGCCGAGCTATGAAACCGGCGGAGTGTACAGCAACGCGCATTTTAGCGGGGATACATTGGCCGTTACTACAACGGCGCCTAATCGGAATCAGTGCAAGTTGACCATTACGGCCCATTAAGTCATGGCCAGCACCCCATTCCAAGTCAAGGAGCAGGCGGTAACCGATACGCCGCTGCTTCTGTTTGACTGCCAGCTACAGAACGGGCAAGCGGAAAGCTGGTCGACCCACGCAGTCACGGTATCGGGAAACAGCTACCTGGCACGGGTTGTTCAATACAACGTTTACGAAATTCAAACCTCTTCCAACCAGGGCGTGGACTCCATTCCCAAGATTTCGATTTCGCTGGCCAACGCCGATTCATATTTCTCTGAGCTGGAACGGAGCGTGGGCTTCAAAGGCGCCGCGCTTACGGTCAGCTTCGTGTTTTATGACTTGACGCAGAATGCACCTACGACGCCTACGGTGACTCTATTCAAAGGCGTTTGCAATCCTCCAGACGAAATCACGGAGTCTACGTTTCGGCTAACCGCGATCAACTGGATGAACATGCAACGGGTGTTACTGCCGCAGGTTCGGGTGCAGCGGCGGTGCCCATGGACGTTTCCATCGAACCTGGCGCAAAGACAGGAGGCTGTAAACGGCGGAGCGGCGGGAGAGTACTCGCCATATTACCGCTGCGGTTACTCACCGGATGTGCCGGGGGGCGCGGGGAACCTGTCCGGCAGCACACCTTATACCTCTTGCGGCTACACACGGGCGGATTGTCAGGCGCGAGGCATGTTTGTCAAAGACAACGCGCTGAACACGACTCAAAGGTTCGGCGGAATTGAGTTCGTGCCTTCGTCGATTTTAGTGCGCAGCTATGGAGAGCAGGGGCGACACTGGACTCCGGTGCTGGACAATGTCGCCGAATACAACGACTTTGTTCCTCTCATTTATGGAACGGCATGGTATACACCGGCTATCGTTTTTGCGCGCAATGACGGCAATTTGACTCGCATGGAGGTGTTGCTGGGCCTGGACGAGATCAACCAGGTGATTACGGTATTAGTCAACGGCATCGTGATTCCGCAGGGGCAGGCCGGCAAGAACATGACCGGAACCGGCTGGTACAACCTGTTCAGCACAGGGACGCGAACGGGCGGCTTTAACCTGGATTTCACCGATCCAAACGGCAATCCGCTAGGCGATCCTTACGGCAGTATGGCGGCGCTTTCCGTGGTGGTGCCGAACGAAATCAACAACGGGAGCGCCTTACCTACGATAGAAGTGTTGCTGGAAGGATTGAAGCTGAATACCTATGCAGCGGACGGCAGCTTTCTAAGCGAGGTATTTACAAGCAATCCTGTTTGGATTCTGCTCGATATACTACAACGGTGCGGCTGGGACTTGAGCGGAATTGACGTGGCCAGCTTCGCCGCGACGGCGGCTTATGCCGACCAGGAGATTGAGACGCAGGATCTAAACGGGAACACCATTACGATTCCGCGTTTTCAGTGTAATCTGGCGCTCATGTGGTCGCGGACGGCGGGCGATTTGATTCGCGGCATTCGCAACGCATGCCGCTTGTATTTAACTTATGGAACGAACGGGTTACTGCAATTAGGCGCGGAAAACACGTTTGCCTTACAGCAACCGACGCAGCTCAGTTGGAGCAACAGCACAGAAACTTACAATGGAGGGTGGCCGAGTTATGAGTTCAGCGATGGGTCTTCAGGCCCCGCCAACATTGCACGCTTGGCCAATGGGGCATCGAGTGTAACGGTTACCACTCAGAACATCTCCAATACCCCTAACTGGCTCACAGTAGAGTTTCAGGATTCCCTGAACGGATATCAGCAGGATAGTTTCACTTTGTACGATACAAACGACATCGAGGTTACCGGCCAACAAATTACAACGTCACTAATGGCGCTGGGTATTCCCAATTACGATCAGGCATCGCGCATTCTGAAGTATAATCTGGACCGGTCGATACTCGGCAATACTTATGTCAAGTTTCAGACCAGCGTAAAGGCACTAGGGATTCAGGCCGGCGATTTAATTACGCTGACTTACATGAAGGAGGGTTTCAACCGGCAGCCGTTTCGCGTGATCAAGATTGCTCCGGACATGAATTACCGCACGGTAGTCATTACGGCCCAGATTCACGATGACGCGTGGTACGACGATACGAACGGGCAGACCCCAGGCAACTCGAATGCGCAGATCCAACCAGGGTCGGAGGTGGGGTTACCGCGACCACTGATAGGAACGGTATTAGATGCTAACGGCGATGTGGAATTTGGAGTGACAGAGACGGCGACTCAAGCCGCCGACGGAACCCCGCTGGTAGAAGCGGTTGTGGCGTTCTCGGTCCCGGCAGGAATTCCGGCGGGCGCGCCGGGAGTACCCCTGCTGAGCCTGGCACCGGTAATCGGCGGCACAGGAGGAACGCTGGACGGCGCTGTGAGCTGGTATTACGCGGCCAGCTCGGTGGACGCGACGGGAGTGGAAGGGAGTCTGTCATTCATCGTCAGAGCGACGATTCCGGCGGGACCGAACACGAACACAGTAACGCTCACCGGCCTCAGTTTTCCATCAGCGGCGACCAAATTCAACGTGTACCGCGGGCAAAACCCGGCGGAGCTTTGCCGGATTGCCTCGAACCAGCCGCTGGCGACTCAGTTTACGGATACCGGCTTCGCGGAGCAAATCGCGCCTCCTCCCGATTCCAACTTCGATCACGCGAATTTCTACTGGCGGCTGGAATTGCAGCCGGAATACTCCGCCACCATTGCATCGGCAAGCTCGGTAGGCAATGACACTCTACAGATGCAGGCGAATGTCTACCAGGGAATGGTGGTGCGAATTACCCGTGGTCAGGGAGCGGGACAAGAGCGAGCCATAACATCGAATAATACTACGACGCTGCAACTTAGCAGTAACTGGGATACGATTCCGAACGCCGCGAGTTACTTTGTGATTGCCGAAGCCGCCTGGCACGCGGCGGCTAGTGCAACCACCAGCCCGGTGCAGTTTCAGATTCCGAACCGCACGGGAGTGACCATCCACATAACGGGCCGGGCGGCGAACGCACTGAACGAGGAGACACCGGTCGCGTTATGCACTGTGACACGGTGGGTGATCGGAGGATCAGGGGCCGCGGACGCGGCGGCGCCACCGGTGCCTTACTTCGGTCTGGGTCTTTCGACGACAAGCGGCGGAACTCTGGAGCTAAGTGGGGTCAGTTTCACAGACTTGACCAACACGCACACGATCACGGCGGGGACGCTGACGATTTATTACTGGCCGGAGCTGACCACCATGCCGCCGCCCACACTAGCAGCGGCGATTGGAGCGCAGGACACAATGATCACGCTCACGACCGCGGGCGCGGCACAGGCGGGTACGATGATTCAGATGGAAGCCGAGGTGGCGCAAGTGGTGGCGGTACTGAACAACGGCACGCAATACCAGATCACACGAGGCGTGGATGGATCGGCGGCGGCGGCGCATGCGAGCGGAATCGCGGAGTACGAACTCAGTAAGAAGGTGCTGATCGTACCGTTTGTGCAGGACTTCTTCGGCAGTCCTTACAGCGGAAGCTGGAGTTTCCCGATTCCACTGGCTGACTGCCGGGTAGTGAGCGCGGAGTTGTTCGTCACCAACATAGTCGGAAACAGCCCGACAGGGTCGATCTGCCTGACGCAGGGGACCGACTACGGGCTGCGGACGCTGTCCGGCGGGCAGTTCTCGTTTCAGGTGGACGCTTTCCTGGCGATTGAGACGGGAGCGACACCGGACATCATTGTGGATAAAGCGTATTCG